TTATAAGTAACGGTATTTATAAATTCAAGTTCTTTAAAACCTTCAAATAGTTTTAGATGCTTCATAAGTTATATATTAAATAAAAAAACTCATCATTTCTGATGAGTTTTTAATTTCTAGATACTAGTATTTTTAAGCTGGAAGTTCTTCTTCATCTTCCTCTTCTTCTTGACCTTGACCCTGTGCTTGACCCTGTCCTTGACCTTGTGCTTGACCCTGTCCTTGACCTTGTGCTTGACCCTGTCCTTGACCTTGTGCTTGACCCTGTCCAGTTTGTGCTTGACCCTGACCTTGTGCCTGTGGTTGAGCTTGTCCTTGACCTTGTGCCTGTGGTTGAGCTTGCTCTTGTCCTTGACCCTGAGCTTGTGGCTCTTCAAAATCACCTTCTTGTGCTTGACCTTGTGGTTGAGCTTGTTCCTGTCCTTGACCCTGTGATTGTGGTTGAGCTTGTGGTTGAGCCTGTGGCTGAGCTTGTTCTTGACCTTGAGTTTGTGCCTCACCTTCAGTTTGTACCTGAACTTGTCCTTGACCCTGTCCCTGAACTTGTCCTTGTGCACCACCCATTAAAGCATTTCCTGGAATCTTTTCAACGTCTGTGTTGTTAAGAGTTATGTATTTTACAATCTCTTCCGCGATGTCAACATCACCGAAAAACTGACGAAGGTTTTTTCCTGTAGTGTCTTTAACTTTCTTAACATAAGAATTGATTAAAGATTGAGGAATATCGATCATAGTTTTAACCTTATAGATATCGTTCACTTGAAGAACAGCCTCACTGATTATCTCTTGTCTGTTTTTCTGAACTCTAAAACTTTCAAATTGTCTGATGTGTTTCATGTTTTGGTTTAATTTTTTATATAGTTATATATTAAGTAAAAAATATCATTTTTTACACTTTTAATGTGCTATCAAGATTGCCAATATTCCGACTGCAAGACCTACTCCACCGAATAGCCACTTTTTAATCTTCTCCTTTTTCAAATCACGTTTTAGACCATCCATCTGTTTATCTTTTATACATTTCTGTTCATCACATATCTTATTACTTTCTTCAAGATTTTTTACCTGATTAAATAGGTTATCTATTTGAGAATCTTTGTCTTTTATCTGTAATTTTAATTCAGACACACTTTTCTCAAATAATACTATCTGATGGTTCTGTGCATCGACTATTCTTATGTAAGAAACATTTAAACTATCACATTGTATTTTAGATTTTTCTAAAATATTTAGTATTTCTAAATCGTTGTCTATTTTTTGTGCTTGGCTTAAAGTAAAGACGACAACCTTCTCACCTTTTTGGTTTAATTCAATCTTAGGATATTCCTGAGAATATGATAGAAAAGAAGTAAGTACCAACATAATACTTAATATTATTTTCATGGAGTTTTAAGTTTGTTTTTGAAAGAGTTGATAAGGTCATCATCGTCTCTTTTGATTGGATTTTTTCTAAGATTATCAAGTTTTTTATTTGTTTCTATCAAATCCTTATTAGCTTTATCGACTTGATTCTTATAGTCAGTAATATCTTGTTTAGACGCATCTATTTGTATTTGTAAATCCGCTATACGAACATCTCTTTTATCGATAACCAACTGTATCCGATTAAAGTCTTTTTTAAGATTTTGGTTTGCATATCTAAGAGAATCTCTAGTCTTCTCAAGTAATCTGTTTTTTTCTTCTAATTTTTCAAAAGGTTCTCTATTACAACCTTTGAAGTTCAAAAATACAGAAACCAATAAGCAAGCACCAATAAAATACAAAAGAGCTTTTTTTAAATCTATTTTCATAATTTTTATTCTATTTTAATTTATATATCAAAATATTATATATATATTTGTACATAAAATAAAACGAACCATTATGCAGTATAAAAGACTTATCTGTTTTGATTTTGACGACACATTATTTCACACGCCACTTCCAGAAGATGGAAAAGTAGTCTGGAAAGAAAAAACCGGAACAGATTGGCCACATAGAGGTTGGTGGGGTAAACCAGAATCTATCGATGATGAGATATTCAACATTCCAAGAAACGAATGGACTTACCAAAAATATCTGGAAGCAATAGCTGACCCAGACGCTTATGTAATTTTAGCAACTGGTAGATTAGACAAAGTTCCAGGAATGAGAGACGGTGTTGAAAAGATTCTAAGAGACAACAACATAGAATTTGATGAAGTTCACTTAAACTGGGGAAGTGACACATTTATTTTCAAATGCAACTTATTAGAAAGAACAATCAAAAAATTAGGAGTGAAAGAATTGAAGTTCTACGACGATAGAGAAGCACACTTGCCTAAATTCGTAGAATGGGCAAAAGAGCAAGATATCAAAAGTACAATAGTAGACGTTGTTAACAAAACAGAAACAACTATTCAAGGATCTAGTATATAATATATAATCAAAAAATAAGATAATACACTATGGGTAAAATTAAAGAACAAGTAGAATCGAAAGTTGAAGAAATTCTGTCAAAGCCTTATCGATTAGACCTTCACAATGATGACTACAACTCGTTTGATTGGGTAATAACGTGTCTTATGAAAATATGTAAACATGAGCAGGAACAAGCAAATCAGTGTGCACATATAGTTCACTTTAGAGGTAAATGTGATGTGAAATATGGAGACTACGATACAATCTCTACAATGAAAGAAAAACTAAAAACTGCAGGACTTTCAGTAACAATGGAAGCTAACTAATAAAAAAAATACACTCATTGAGTGTATTTTTTATTTTAATATCTTTTACGTTTTATTGAACCAGTTTATTCCATTCGGATTAGATCCAGCATTCGAAACTTTATTACGTGACATAATTTGTCTTCTAACACTAAGAACTTGACTATAGTCAATTCCCTGTACATAATCCATGTTTTTCATACAGTCGTTAACATAAGACATAAAATCTTTAGGACTATGTTTGTTTCCCCATTCTTCAACCATCTCTTTAAATTCGGATTTGGCAAAGATAGAAGTTGCATTGACCACGGTCATAACCGTATCATCATGTCCTACGTCTGCTGCATATCTTACGTTACCTGCGGTAGTGACATGCTTAACAAAAGTTGTTATTTCTCTAATATTATCCTCATTTGTAATATGAAATCCTCTACTATACATAAGTTCTTGATAGTCTTTAACCATCATGTTTTTATTCTCACCAACTTTTAGTCCAAGTTTTTCTTCAGTCGAATCTATTCTATGTTTATACCTAACAAACACCGATGAACCATAGTTGTTGTTACCATCAAAAACGTGCGGCATCTCCGCCAATAGTGTGTTTCCATAGTTGTTTAACTCAAGAACTACTCTTACATTATCAGGATTCAAATATTCAAAAACAAGAAGATAAAGAAGTTCTGCTAATTGTTTGACAGAAACAAAGTTGTTTCTGTATAATCCAACTTGCTCAAGTCTGAAGAAATCAGTGATTGCCTTATATTTGTGTTTTTGTGTTTCTATTAAATCTACAGGTTTTTCAGAAACTTTAAATATGTTTATGATAGAGTAATCTTGTCCTAAACCTTCGGATATATCGACAGAAAGAACATATTTATATTCTTTTCTTTTTAATGGCATATGTACTTCATCATCATCAATCCATTTTAAGTCTTCATACATAAACCTCAGTTTGTTCTTAAACTCAAATATTTCTTCATAGATATAGTTCTTTTTAGATTTTAAAAGTTCATCTATTATGGCCTCATTCAAAAGAGACTTACTTGAGTTAATAAATCTAAGTCCATACTCTTGATTGAACGCATCTTCTCCACCAATATCCTTCACAGCTTCGTCTTTCCACGTTGTCATCTCTGCAATGGCTAATATAGAAGTCTCAAATCCATTTTTGTCTATAAAATGAAGAGATTTCACTTCTTCATCCGTACACTTTTCATTATTGAATACATGAATGACATCTTTCTGCTGGTCTAAGTTAAACTCAATCTTTGTCATCGTGACTTCACCGAATGTATCTTGTACTAGTTTAAATATGTCGTCTTTTGTAACACCATATTCATAAAGTTTGTGTGGATTCAATCTTATATAAGTGACGAACCTACCAGGAACTTGATACCAATAAACCCTCATTGGTTTGTAGTTATTCTTCATCGGATCACCATCCGGTCTTTCGGCATCTGTCAATAACCTATGGAATAAGTTCATACCATTTGGAGTAGATGTAATAATAATCTTTGAGTTCTGTACTGCAGAAACCGTCGGGAATGCAGCGGTATAGTATGGTTCGATGATATTCGACGGAATATGTGCAAACTCATCTAAGTAAAGAACGTCAATGGTAAAACCAATCGCAGGAGTCTTAGACCTAGCAGAAG